GCGGCATTGTGGATTGTAAGGGTCTATTGGCATTGTGGAGACTGAATGAAGTGTCCAGCCTCTGATCCGCACTTTACCGAAAGCGAGGTGCACGGAGCGGTTGCGCAGCGGCGGCTTTTCAAGGCGGCGCTGTACCAAGGCACCAGCGGCCGGCGCAGGGCGATCGACGCGGGTGCACATATCGGGACATGGACGGTAGAGATGGCGAGAGTGTTCGGCAAGGTGGAAGCGTTCGAGCCTGATGCGGACAATTTCGAGTGCCTGCGCGAGAACTGCGAAGCACTCAAGAACGTGAACACTCGCCCGCTGGCCCTCGGGCGTTCGCGGCAGCGCGGTCGAGTATTCCACCCCGGCTCTAACTCCGGGCAGGCATTCATCGTTCCGGGTGGGGACATTGCTGTCGTGCCGATCGACGAGTTCAAGTGGCCGGACATCGACTTCATCAAGATAGATGTTGAGGGCATGGAGGGCGAGGTCATCCTCGGTGCGGAGCAGACGCTGCTACGTTGCAAGCCGGCGGTGTTCTTCGAGGACAACGGTCTAGGCGCCACCCACTATGGCGATAAGTGGGAGGACCCGAAGAACATGCTGGCGCTTATCGGCTACCACCGCAGGCTCCGGCTTGAAAAGAATGAGCTATGGGTATGCTGACCGTAGCGTGCGTATACAAGCCCGGTGGTGGATTCTCCGATGACTACGTCTACCGACTTCGTGATGGAGTGAAGCAGCATTGCCAGGCAGAGCACAACTTCGTCTGCCTGACGAGTCAGCGGCTAAAGTCGGTCGAGACGATCCCGCTGGCGCAGGACTGGATTGGCTGGTGGAACAAACTGCAACTCTTCAAGAAGGACCAGTTTTCCGGCCCTGTCGTCTACTTCGACCTTGATACGATGATCGTAGGAGATATTACCGACATCGTCTCGAAGCCACAGGAGTTCGCCGTACTGTCCGACTTCTACGGCAAGCACCGCATTAACTCGGGGGTGATGGCGTGGAACGCCGACAAGGACTGGAGTGTGCTGTATGAGCTATTTGACACTAGTCGCATCCCCGAGTATTCGCAGTCAATGGAGAAGTGGGGCGACCAGGGCTGGATAGAGAACAACCTTCTCGAGCCGCCTGCTCGGCTGCAAGATCAGTTCCCCGGAAAGATCGTTAGCTACAAGGCGGACATACGTAAGCAGAACGCAGTGCCCGAGGGCGCGGCTATTGTGTGCTTCCACGGCAAGCCGCGCCCACATCAGATTGGATGGAGACTGCCTTGATCGAAACGAACACTAAAATAGGGATAATCTCCAAGGCGCTTATTCTCTGCGGAGAGAAGGCGTTGAACTCGCTTTCCGACGATCGGTATGGCGCCGAGGTGGGCGGCAACCTATTCGAGCTTATCTACGAGAACGAGCTGCAGAGTAATCCGTGGCGGTTCTCTATGAAGAAGGCAGCGCTGGGGCAGCTCAACGTCACGCCGTTGAATCAGTTCCAGTACGCCTATCAGGTGCCCTCGGACTGCCTGCTGGTACGGCACGTCTACCCTGCCACTTCGTATGAACTGTTCGGCAACAGACTCTATACAGACGACGTATCGGTAGAACTGGACTACCAGTTCAAGCCGGACGTCAGTCTGGTCCCGGCCTACTTCAACATGCTGTTGGTGTACGCCCTGGCGCGCGACATGGTCAAGCCGATCACCGAGTCTGACGTAGCGGTGAAGTTGCTGCAGGCGAAGTACGTATTGCAGCGAGATCGAGCTATGTACGCGGACGCGCAAGCCCGCCCTGCGCAGACTGTACAGTACAACCCCTTTGTGAGTGCGCGCCTTAGTGGTACCTGGGCGGGCGGCTAAGTGCGTCAAGACGTAATACAGTCCAGCTTTCTATCAGGGGTGTTGTCCCCTGAAGCAGCAGCGCGTGTCGACACTGATGCGTACAATCAAGGGCTACTGACTGGGGTCAATATCGTTCCGCGGCCGTTGGGGGGAGTACGACGTCGCCCCGGCTTGCGGTTCATAGACACGCTCCCGAATGTCCTTACCAGAGTCACGTCGCTTACGCCCACTGCCCCCAACGGGGGCACGGCCGCGAACGCCAATGATGCCAGTACGACTACACTGCTTACAACCACGACAGACGTCAGCACAGTCGATCCGTGGGTTGCAGTTCATTACGACCTTGGCGCCGCTGCAGCGATCCAGTTTGCCGATGTATTGAACTTCAAGTCGACCGCCGGCTCGAGCACTGAGTTCCGCATCCAGTACAGCACCAATAACAGCACATGGACGGACTTCGGCGACACCCTCGAGTTAGTGGACGCCACAGGGCGCAGCTACCGCCGCGGATCGGTGACGGCTGTTACGGCCCGTTACTGGCGTATCGCCAAGGTTGGCGGCACCAACATGGGAGCTGTCGATACCTCATTGCAAGAGTTCAATCTGTGGACGGACTCCGGTACGGCCTCAGAAGTACGCTTGTTTCCTTTCGAGGTTACGACGGAAACTCGTTACGTACTGGCGTTGACCGACCGCCACATAGGCGTCTACGAGAACGGCATTTTGCTGGTATCGCTGCCTTCGCCGTACCCCAGCGCGGACTTGTTCGAGCTGGATGCCGCGCAGAATCAAGACTCCCTGGTTCTGGTTCACGAGGACTACCAGCCGCGCTCCGTGTTCCCGGAACTCGGAACGATGTATGTAGACCCGATCACGTTCGCGAGCCAGCCGCAGTACGACTACAACGACACCAGTTCTCCAACGGCCACGTCTTGCATCCAGGTCATCACCTTCGCCTCCGGGTGGATACAGGGGGAAACATTCCAGATGGAGCTGGAGTCGGCCCGGTCAGGAGCTATCACTTACGCCGGGGATGCCACGTCGAAAGAGCAGTCTGCTACTGCGGCGAACATCGCCAGGGAAGTGCAGAAACTTTACACAGTCCCGGCCTTCGAGGGGGTTACCTGCGCTCGAACGGGCACTCGGCAGTACACCGTTACGTTCGCGGGCGCGAGCGCCAAGGACTACGAACTTATGTCCGCCACGCCGTTGACCGCAACGGCGGCTATCACCGTGGCGCAGACCCAGGTGGGCGTGGCGCGAACCGAAAACGTATGGTCTACAACTCGGGGATGGCCTAGAACGACTACTTTTTTCGAGGGTAGATTGTTCTTTGGCGGATCACGCAGTCAGCCGCAGTCTCTGTTCGGTAGTCGCGTAAATCAGATCCTCGAGTACGAGGTAGAAGAAGCGTACGACGACGACGCACTGTTCGTGCAACTCGCCGGGCAGCAGTTGAATGCCATCCAGGGACTGTTCGCAGGACGCTCTCTGCAATTCTTCACGTCAGGGGGAGAATTCCGGTACGCCAAGACGGCAGGGTCGCCGATCACCCCTGCAGATGCCCCTGTAAACCAGACACAATACGGCTCTGCACGGATTCGTCCGGTGACTATCGACGGGGCGACGTTGTTCGTACAGCGCACTCGCAAGGCCATCCGCGACTTCCGGTACGACTACGAAGAGGACGCCTACAATTCGTTGGGGGTGTCTGCGCTAGCCCCGCACTTGATTAACGACGTCGTCGGTCTTACAGCCTGGAATGGCTCGCGTACCGATGAGATCAGTCTGGTGTTCGTCGTCAACGGCGACGGCACTATGGCCGTTTACACGTCTCGTCGAGAAGCTAAAGTATCCGCCTGGTGCCAGTGGACGACGCAAGGGTTGTTCAAGGCCGGGACGGCTCTGCTGGAAGAAATATACTTCGCAGTTCGTCGGACGATTAACGGTGTCAGCAAGTTGTTTCTGGAGGTAACCGATCCAGACTACTACACCGATTGCGCGGTACAGGTAGCTAACAGCCCCGCCAGTACGTCCGTCGCAGGGCTTACGCACCTTAATGGGGAAGAGGTACGGGTAAGGGCAGACGACTTCATCCTGGAGAACAATACTCCAGCAGCCGGGGCTATCACGCTGGAACGGGTGTCTACGGATGTGGAAGTCGGGTTGAACTTCAACCCGATAGTCACCCCGATGCCTTTGAACATGATGCGCCCCGAGGGGGCGAACTTCATGCGCAAGCGTCGAGTCGTAAAAGTACGAGTGAACGTACTCAATACGCTGGGCTTGCTGGTCAACGATCGAGCGCTTCCCGACTTCAATTTCGACATCAATCATTTCGATTCTCCCCCTGATCCAGTTACGGGCGTCAAGTCGCTGGAAGAGTCGACCAACTGGGATGAGCGGGAGGACAAGACAGTCACATTTTCCCAGGTAGACCCCCTGCCGATGACTATTCTAGGCATCGACGTTGCGATGGAAGGTAACAGCTAACATGGCCTTCGTAGTCCCGTTTCTGACAGCATTAGGTGGCGGCAGCGCCGTTACCGGCGGCGTTATCGCCGCGAGCACGATCGCCAGCATCGGCACTGGAGTCATGGCGGCCCAGTCTGCCAAGGCCGCGGGCGCCGCCCAAGCGGACCAGTACAAGGCCGAGGCTCGGCAGGAAGCCGACTCTGCGCGTCAGCGCGAGGTTCTGCGCCGGCGGGATCTGTTGAAGGCACTCTCGAGCCAGAACGCCGCCGCAGGCGCTGCCGGCGTCGGCGTTGTAGGCAGTGTCGCCAACATAGGCTTGAAGGACATCAAGTATGCGGCGGAGGACCTGTTGGTAGACAGGGTCAACAGCAAACGCGGCATTGGCATCCTTAACACAGCAGCCACCAACGCTGTCCGCTCTGGCAACCTGAGCGCTGCTGCATCCCTGCTGGATACCGCCGCCGGCGTCGGCATGACCTTCGGCGGAGGAATGCCGGCCAAGGCGGCGCCTAAGCCGACGGCTCCGAAGGGCAACAGGATGACGTGGGGTCACCCCTGATGGCGACTCGGTATCGCGACTTGCAAAGTCCGACGCTGATCCAGACCGGGCAGTCGGACAGCTCGGCGGCGCAGTTGTCGCAGCAGCTTGCGAACACGTTCAAGGATTTCGAGAATACTTCGCTGAAGTTCGGCGGGATACTGCGCGCACAAACAGGAGAGGCTGCCGGCATGGCAGAGGGCGCGGCCGGAGCGCCCAAACCGCGCTCTGGGCTGGCCGCAGCCACGCCGTTCGGGCGGGCGTACAACAACGCTGCCGAGATCACCTACTCGAACAAGGTGCAGGTAGACCTAGCGACTCGGCTGAACGAGATCGAGCAGGAAGCCGGCACGGACCTTGCCAAGTACGATGCTTTAGCTAAGGCCAGTGTCGAGGGCACACTCAAGGACGCGCCCCCGGAGTGGCAGGTACAGGTCGGGCAACTCGTCCAGCCGCAGGTTGTCTCCAGCCGGATGCGCGTAGCGAAGCTGGCGCACTTGAAGGAACTGGACGATGCGGATGCGTCGTACCTCGAGTGGGCCCAGCCGGCGATTGAGCAGTACGCCAAGGACTCGGTCGACATGACGCCGGAAGAGGCCGATGCCAGCCTGGCAGCACTGGTGGCGAAGAACGAAGAACAACTTGCCTTTCTGCATGAGAAAGGGGCGATCGACGCTGTTGAGCGCGTGAAGCGCAAGCAGACTTTCGTGGATGTACTGGACGCGGCCATCGCCGACAGTCACATCAACGCGAAGGTCGACGACCTGATGGCGGTCGATACGGTTAACGCCAGCAAGGGCGATCAAGCCGCCGCGGCGATGCTGGCCGATGAGACCATTCCGCAGGAAGAGAAGGACAAAATCTACCAGTTGTTCCATCAGCGGCGCGCGGCGCTGATGGACGCCAGTGCCGGCAAGTACCTCGCCGAGACGACCGCGTTGTCGAAGGCGCTGGCCGCCGGACAGAGCGGGCTGGACGGCCGGGCGAAGTGGCTGTACGACCGACACGCGCTGTCGCGCGAGCAGTACCAGGGCGCTGTCGATCAGTCGACGAACAACGGACAGGTTGCCGCAGGAGTAGGCGATGCCATCTCTTACGTGCAGGGCAAGTTGGACTCCGGGACAGGATTGGACCCCGGAAGCTCGGATGACCGTAAAGCCGCAGAGGCGTATTTCACTGCGGCAGTGAAGAACTACACGCCTGGTGATGACAACTGGCGCGCCACGGCTGAAGCATTCGTCAAGCGCGGCAATATCCTCCCCGAGTCAGCTCAGTCGTGGACGCGGGTAGCGGCCATGAACCCGCTGACGGCTGCGCAAGCGGCGGACTTCGCGGCTCGTATCCGGGAAGCGAAGCCAGAGGCCGACGCCTGGAACGGCGAGCCGAAACTGGACGTCTATTTGACGATGGTCAAGGATGGCATGGACAACGGCGGCGACCCCGCAACGGTCACGGCGAATGCCCACGAAGTCGTGTACGACATGAGTCCTGGCGTGAAGGAAGTACGCGCCGCTGACCAGAAAGAGTACCTGAAAGAAAATCCGCTGACCAAAGACGCGATCGCAAAGAGCATGGGCGTTGACGATGCGGACTTGCTGAGTGACGATGCTCGGGCTTCGTACACTGCCGAGTTCAATAAGGCGTTCGCGCTCTCCGGCAAGCCGGACATCGCGCACAAAGTAGCTGCGCAGAAAATGCGGGTGTACGGCATCGACACCATCAACGGGAAGCCTGAGATGGTCCGCTTCCCACTGTCGAACAAAGGGTTCCACGACGACGTGTTGCGGCACGACTTGACGCAGTCACTTGCCCCGCTGGGCATCGACGGCAAGAACGTCAGGCTCGTCCACATTCCGGCCACGGATCGGACGCGCGGCATGGTGTGGGGCCTCGGCACGACGGACGAGTTTGGCAACCCGGAGATCCTACAAGACGACAAGAATCAGCGGCTAGTGTGGACGCCGCCTATCGGCGTCGACTATACCCGACGTGCCGCAGAAGTGGCTGCTGCGAAGATCGCCTCGGTGGATACGGCGGACAAGCTCGCCGAGGTCATCACAGAGTTCCAGGCGACCCATCCTCGGCCGGTTGCTGGCGCGGTGCGCTGATGCCTCTCGTTACGCCCCTTGATGCGCTGCTCGCCGAGGTCCCTCTCGGCACGCCACTGGACCCGCTACCGGAGCCTCCGCAGCGTCCCGGCGTGCTCGACACGCTGGCCGCGGCGGAGCGGCAGTTCAACCCGGTCACGAACTGGTGGGAAGCGGCGCAGAACAAGCCTTCGACGATCCTCGAACGGCGCGGGGTCAAGAGCACTGTCGAGTCGCAGCCCGACCAGAGCCCCGTGCCGGGGTACGACTGGAAGACGGACATCGCCGGCTTCGAGGACTACGCCATCCGGTTCGTCCGGTCGGAGAGTCCAGCCGAGACGCAGGCGATCAAGGACCACATTCGGACGGAGGCGAGCGACAAGCAGACGCTGCGCGCGGCCGGCGGATGGGGCATCGCCTCCTCTTTCGCCGTGGGCCTTACCGACCCGGTCATCCTCGCCAGCATGCTGATCCCGGTGGCGCCGGCACTGACGGGGGCTACACGCCTTGGCCGTGTGGCCGCCGGCATCGGCGCGCAGATGGCGGTCGACACGAGCGAAGAACTGTACCTGCACTCCCAGCAGGAGCTGCGCACGATCGGAGACTCGGTGTTCAACATCGGGGCCGGGGCGTTGGGCACCGGCCTGCTGGGCGCCATCGCCTTGCGCGTCCCGCGAGCGGAGTTCAAGGCGGCGGTGGACGCCGAGAACGCACTGAACGAGACGGTGGATGCACTACGCGGAAGGCGGCTAGGCGCGGCAAATGAGCTGATGCCAACTAAGCCATTCAAGGAAACGATAGCTGCACAAGGGGATAGTTGGCTCTCCCGGCAAGTAGACACGGCCACTACACGACACCCCGCGCTTAACGGAGGCGCTAAACCCCTTGGTAAAGAGGTAGGCGGGGTTGTATATGCCGTAGAACCGCCAAGTAGTCCAGGGGCTCTTAACATCGCTGCGTACGCAGAGACGAAGCCTGGGTACTGGACAACAGTTGGCCGGTTAGTTACTGATGGCGTTCGTACTGGAGCGGACGCCCCCCTCGGGTTACGCAACCTGGCAGTAAGCGAGTCTCACCGAAGTAAAGGTGTCGCGAGAATGATGCTCGACACCCTGCGAGAAGAAGCTACGAAAGCAAATAGGAAGCTAGACTTATCACAGGTTTTAGGGGCTGAACTTACGCCTGACGGGGCGAAGTTCCTTAATAAGTATTTTGCAGATGTTGTCTCCTCCCCTGTCAACCCCAACGCTCCCGGCTCTGACTCATTCGGCGCCGCCAAGGCAGCCGTCGCAGAGACGACTCTCGAGGATGAGGGCATCGCCAGCGGCGGTAAGGCGATCGCGCACACGATGGGGCAGGTCTCGCCGATGACTCGCGTCATCCTCTCTCCGGCGAAGACGGCCAGGCAGCTCGTACAGAAACTGGTCGATATTCCTTACCGGCTGCAGAAGAACCTGAAGGGCATCGCCAACCCGCAGAGCGTCGAGGGGCTGACCAAGCGGTTCGTCGCGACCCGGCGCTGGCAGGGCACGAAGTTGCTGGATGCGGCAGTCGCCGAGTACAAGCAGGCAGGCGGCACGCTCTCGCGCAAAGAGTTCTCGCGGGAGGTCTCTCTCGCCATGACGCGCGGTGACGTGCACGAGATCCCGCAGGTAGCGACCCTCGCCAAGTGGGCACGGACGACCTTCGAGGACGACAAGGCGATACTCAAAGAGTTCGGGGTCGACCTGGCCGACCACCCCCTCGGTGCGAAGTCGTACTTTCCGCGGGTGTATGACTTCGACGCCATAATCAAGAACCGCTATACCTTCGAGCAGATGCTCTACAAGTGGTTCAGGGAGAACCCGAAGGCGACGGTGAAGGTGCTAGAGGACGGTACGGAAGAACGGGTCGTCAGAGAACTGGATGAGGCAGAACTTCGTGACGAAGTGATGAAGACAGTCGAGCACATTCTCGGCATGCCCTCGACTGCCGCCGACGTCAACGTACGCTCGCTGCCCGGCCCGCTGAAGTCGCGGGTGCTGGACGTTCCCGACGAGCTGCTATCGCCTTATCTGGTGCATGACTTCGAGACCGTGATGTCCGGCTACGCCCGCGGCATGGCCCCCGAGATCATGTTCCGCAAACAGGGCTTCAGCTCCCCCTCGATGATAAAAGAGCTGGAGCAGGTCGGGGAAGAGTTCCGGGTCTTGAAGGCGCAGGCCGGCAAGGACGTCGCCAAGATTCAGAAGCTGGACAAGGCGCACACCGCGGCGATCAACGACCTGAAACTACTGCGCGATCGGCTGAACAACAATGTCGGCCTGCGCGGCGGGCAAAACCGCCAGTGGGTCCGTGCGGCGCGTATCATGCGCCTGTACAACTACACGCGCTTGCTGGGCTCACAGACGCTGTCGTCGCTGTCCGACTACGGCCAGTTGATCCGTCGCTACGGACTGCCACGTACGCTCGCCTCGACCGCCAAGTTCCTCACCAACTGGAACGCGAACAAACTGGCGCGGGCCGACGCCCACCGACTCGGCACGGCGCTCGAGATGGTGCTGGACTCGCGCACGCAGCAGATCGCCGACATCCTCGATGAACTGCCGCGCAGCCGGCTGGAGCAGGGGCTGCAGAAGATCGGCAACACGTTCAGCCGCGTCTCGCTGATGTCGCCGTGGAACGCCACGATCAAGTCGCTGGCAACTGTGCTAGAGCAGGATGCCCTGGTGCGAGCCGTGAAGAACTGGGACAGCCTGTCCGCCTTCCAGAAATCGGCGCTGGTGTCGAACGGCATCGACGAGGCAGCCATCAAGCGTATCGGGCCGATGCTGGAGAAGTACGGCGAGGATACCAGCGGCCTGTTCCGTGCCCGCACCGAACTGTGGACAGACCAGGCAGCAGCACAACTCGTCGAGAACAGCATCTTCAAGGTGGCGGACGAGCTGGTCGTCACTCGCGGTCTGGGCGATCTGCCGGCCGCGATGGACGGCGAACTGGTCAAGACCCTGTTGCAGTTCAAGTCGTTCGCGATGTCAAGCGTCAACCGTACCATGATCCCGATGGCGCAGGGCCTGGCGCACGGCGACCTGAAGACGGTGCAGGGCATGCTGAGTGCGATGACGCTGGGGATGCTGACCTACTACGTCAAGGAACATGCCGCGGGCCGGACGCCGGACCTGAGCGCCGGCAGACTATCCGCGGAGGCGCTGAACTGGTCTGGCTCGGTAGGCTACTTCCCCGAGGTATGGGACCCGATCGCCTCCGTAGTTGGACTGCCGCGCTTCAGCCGTTTCAAGTCCCGCTCTCCCACTGAGAGCTGGCTAGGCCCCACCTTTGGCACGTCTGTCGACATGCTGTTCGGCACCGTGGCGGGCTTCGCCGACGGCGAGGTGACACAGAAGGACATCGAGCGTCTACGCCGAGCCGTGCCGTACCAGAACCTGTTCTACATCCGCCGTCTGTTCAACGCGATGGAGGGCGAGGCCGGTGAGGCCGTGAACGCCAAGGGCTCCAACGTCAAGACCTTCGGCCAGCGAGTTACCGAGGAAGTGCCAAGCCGATGACCTCCATAGACACCGTCAACGACCTCCCGCCCCGTGTTCAGTACGTCGCGTCTGGGAGTCAGACTGATTTCGACTACCCGTTCCCGATCTTCCAGGATGCGGACCTGACGGTGGACGTCGACGGCGTCGTCAAGACGTTGGCGACGCACTACACGGTGAGCGGCGAAGGCGATGACACGGGCGGTACGGTCACGTTCCTGTCCGGCATGACGGGCGGCGAGATCGTTACCATCTATCGTGAACTGGCGATCGACCGGGCGACCGACTTCCAGCAGAACGGAGAGTTCTCCTCGGTTTCGTTCAACGACGAGCTGGACAAGATCACGCTGATTCTGCAGGAGCTGGACGGCAAGACTCGAAGGGCACTGCGGTTCTCGCAATCGGCGGAGGTGACGGACGCCGAGTCGGAACTGTCGCCGTTGTCGAGCTGGGCGGAGAAGTTCCTATACTTCAACAACCAGGGCGTGCCGGAACCAGCTACGGGCGTCACCGGATCAGTACTGTCGGCGTCTACCGTGGGGGCAGTGCTGTACCCCATCAGCTATGCAGAGACGAGTGCGGGGCTGGTGGTGGGCGATCTGACGCTGCAACACCCTTACGGGGATGTGAGGCGGTATGGGGCGGTTGGAGATGGGCTGACGGACGATTGCGAGGCGCTACAGGCCGCGTTGAATACCGGGCACCCTGTTGTCTTGCAGCCGGTAACGTATTTTATTGCCACCGGCCTGACT